GCTGTTGGTCAGCAGGCACTTACTAAAATTAATCCTCGATCCTTTGATGAGTTATGCGCTGGCAACTCTTTAATGAGATTGAGTACTGATGGAGAGCAGCCACTTGATAAATATGTTCGTTTCAAAAACAACATTCAAGATTGGTACGAAGAAATGAAAACAGCCAGTTTGAATGAGGAAGAAATTAAGATTCTTGAGGAACATTTACTTGATAGGTATGGCATTTGTGATACTCAAGAAGGGCTAATGTTGCTTGCTATGGATGAAAGAATTGCTGGGTTCAGCCTAACTCAAGCTAATAAATTCCGGAAAGCTGTTGCAAAGGCAAACCAAAAATTAATTGAAGATCAAAGAATTAAATTTTATGAAGGTGGAGAAAAAACTGGGGCTCGTAAAGTATTCCTGGACTATGTTTGGAATAAAGAACTTAAACCTCAGTTTGGATACTCTTTCTCATTACCTCATATTGCTGGGTACACAATGATCTTAATGATTGAAATGAATATCTGCCATAGATATGGAGCGATTTATTGGAAGACAGCTTGCTTATCAGTTAACGCGGGGATGATAGGTGAAACTGAGAAAGGCACAAAATACGGTGCAATTGCTAAAGCTGTTGGAGATATGAAAGGTGATATTTTAAACCCGGACATTAACCTTTCAAATAAAGAATTCACACCTTTAGAGGAAGAGAATAAGATCTTATTCGGTCTCAAGCCGATTGCCGGTTTAGGAACAGATGCAATAGAAAAAATCATTGAACATCGGCCTTATAAGAACTTTGGGGACTTCTTTAAGAAGATAGTCGATCCTGGTCTAATTTCTGAAGCTAAAGTTGTTTCGTTAATAAAAGCTGGTTGCTTTGATTCTTTTTATCCAAACAGGCGACTCTTAATGATCGACTTTGTTAAGGCAATTACCCCTAAAAAAGAAAAGCTTACAATGGTCCAACTACCAACCATAATTCACTTAGCTGATAAGCAAAGATTTGGAACTGAGCTTGAAGTCTATAAGTTTAGAAATAAACTTTTTGGAAGAAATAAAGTCCCTATGACAAGAGAAATCGAACAAGAATTTATGGATTTCTTACAAGCGTACCCTTATCAAGTTGATTATGAATTTAAAGACGGAAAACTTTGTGTTGATCAGAAAACCTTCGATAAAGCTTACAAAGAGATTATCGAGCCATTAAGAATGTGGGTTACTTCTCCTGAAGCTGCTGAACAATTTAACAAGATTAAAATGAAAGAGTTCTGGGCCAAACACTGCCAAGGAACAATTGAAGCTTGGGAAATGGAAACATTACTATTCTACTCTAAAAAGCATGAGTTAGATTACATGCCATTACACAACTACTTTAATATTGCTAATTTTAACGATCTGCCGTCTAACCCAGTCATAACTGGATACAAAAAAAATAGAAGAGGAAATGATGTCCCTCAATACAAGATCGATGTTATTGCTGGAACTGTAGTTGAAAAAAACAAGCAGAAGTCTCTCGTCCATGTCCTAACTCAAGATGCTGGCGTTGTAACTGTAAGATATTCTAAAGGTCAGTTTGCTCACTATGATAAAAAGGTCGTTCGAGTGCATGGTAAAGAAAAAGAAGTCCTTGATCCATCTTGGTTCGAACGAGGAAGTAAACTTGTTCTGGTTGGCTTTAGGCGTGGAGAAGAATTCGTCCTTCGGACAACAGGAACTCAATTTAAGCACAGCACAATGAAAATCAAAGGTTATGACTCCGAGAAGTTATACCTTCAAATGGCTAAAGTCGCAGAGTAATCTGCGGCTTTTGTTGCTTCTACAGGGCTCTACAAGGAAATTAGTTTGCTTTAATAATATAACCAACCATCTAAATGCAAAATATCGCAGTCATGATTTACATTTCTGTTATAACCGATATAATACCCTCAGTCATGACGGTCATAAGTAATTTATTTAAAAAATAATGTAATAAATGATTTACGTTTTTCAATAACCAGATATAAATATAAAGAATTAAATAACAACTTAAATAATAATATAAATAAAATATTATTTAAGTCGGAGAAAGGACTCAACTACTACTATGAATCAATTTATTCTTGATAGTCAGAAAGAGTTTCAAAAACGTATGGGTTATGACCTTGATAACATGACTCTTCAGGAAAAAGCCACATACATCAAGACTATGATGCTTTGGACGATTGATGAACTCAGTGAAGCTCTTCATGAACTTCCTTATGCTAAAGAATGGTCCAGCAAGTATGAAAAAGAAGATTATGATCTTGAAAAACAGCAGCAGCTATTTAAGGAAGAGATCATTGATGCTTTGCATTTCTTTACAAATATTCTTATTGCTGCACAAATGACAGAGGAAGAAATTTTAAAATTGTATAAAGAAAAGAACCGGTTGAATTATCGCCGGCAAGAGGATCCAAAACTCGGTTATGTCCGGGGGTAAACTTAGTGATCAAAAAAATCTTAGAGACACTTTTAATTCATTCAATTGGTTATCTGATTTGTTTAGGATGGATCAGTCTTGGTTTTATTCTTGGCTATTTTGGAGATATGATCCTTCATCATATCTTTTCATTTTAATACTTTAAATCATTAAATAAATCGGAGGAAATTAATATGACAACTACTATGCAAACCACTACTAAATACTTTGCGGATACTAAAGTAGCTGCAGAAGCCATTGTAGACCAACAGAAGGCGGAACATGGTGAATACCTTAAATCCCACACGATCACGAAGAAGACTAAAAAAGAAGTGGAATATTATATTGTCTTAGTTACCGTCGAGTACTACAAAGATAAAGACCTTGTGGTGACTGAACAATAAGATGAAGTATGTATTAGCTATTGCTTTATTTTGTACATTAATCACAGCTTATAACCTATTTATCATTTTTCTTATTGGTTACTTCATTTACAAGTTAATGAAACACTCATAAAGGGATCGGAGGATCCCTTACTCAACTACTAATCGGAGGAATACACTATGGTTAAGGTTATTTGGATATATAAAGTGAACGATCCACTCAATGATTTCTTGGAAAGACAAATAAACGCAGCAGATTTACAAGGCAGCGAATTTGAGAAAGTGTCAATTGACGAACATCCTGAGCTAATTGAAGAATATGAAATTGAAAAGACTCATACATTGGTTTTCTTTGATAGGGAAGGCGATAGAATTGCAAACTACGACGGCCCATTTAACAGCAAAGAACTTGAAGAATCAATTAAAGTGATGAATTTTTTCGATTACGTTGCTAATTACAATGGTGAGGAATCATGATATATGTTCTACTTGGATCAACGTGTTCTGGCAAAACAACAGCATTAGAGACATTAATCCGTCAAGGTCATCAAACGGTTATATCCTATACAACTCGTCCAAAACGCCCAAATGAGATTGATGGGGTTGATTATCATTTCGTTACTCAAGATTATTTTGAGTGGCTTGATGAATCAGGTTTATTAGTTGCAAAGAATAGCTTTAGAAGTGCGTTCGGAGACATCTGGAGCTATGCAATCAATAGCCAAGATATAAAACTCTTTGAAGACCAAATCGTGATTACAGAGCCTTCTGGTTATCGCGATCTAACTGAAAAATACGGTTCGAACAATGTTGTGGGAATCTATTTAATGACTCCTTACGATGTTCGATTAGCCAGGGGATTGAATAGAAAAGATAACTCAGACGAGCTTTTAAGAAGATTAGCTGCGGATGAAAGAGATTTTGAAGGATTCGAGCTTGAAGTTGATTACACTATTGTTTCAGTGGATAAGGACCAGGTTATCGAGGACATTCTTAATATTATGAATGGTGACATTAAATGAAGAGCCTACGGTTAGTTTCACCATTACCACCATCAGTTAACAACTATCTAAGTTACAAAGTCTCTTCAAATGGCCGGCGTAAATTTGTTCAGGCATATCCATCAGAAGAGACTAAGATATACAAATCCTTCTTTACTGATTATGTAAAAGACCAAATGAATGAACAAGAGTGGGAACAACCTGAAAAAGGAAAGTTAGTGTTTGTAAAAATCAAGTTTTTCTTAGATCGCAAGAGAAAAGACCCAAACAATTTCTTGAAGGTCCCATTCGATGTTTTTACGGAAGCCGGCGTTTATCTTGATGACGATGTGGCTCTACCAGTTGCAGAAAGGGTTTATATTGATAGTCAAAACCCGAGACTGGAATTTGAGATTTATGAGGCTTCCAATATTGGTGTTTTCGATGGCCCAAAAGATCTTGAAGATTTCAAAGACAAAAACTGTGCTCTATGTAAGAAGAAACCTGACCATTGTACAATATTTAAGAGAATCATTGACAATAGGGTAGTTCAAGAGTTCAATCTTTCTAATAAGGAATGTTTAGCAAGGAGGTAAATACCTCCTTTTCTTTTGCTAAATGATGGGGTATCATTTATTAAGTTAAAGATATACATAAAATGAATATTTTATGTTAAATAAGGTCATTTGAGCCTTACATGTCTATATGTTCATATATCCGTTCTTATTCGCTAAAAAATAGGAACAAACGTTCCCTCAATCACCGTATTATGATATTATATTAACGTGTCGGTCAACATAATAAAGGTCATATCAACAAAACAAACTAAACTTTCATAATCCTTCGACTATGGGGAATAATCAAAAAAAGAGGTGTACGATCTAGTACTTATGTAATATAATAATTATTGTAAGTACTACCAAAAAAGACCTATTCTGAAGACTTCCAATCTGTGAAAAGGCTCAAACAAAAAGTTAAAAAAATAATATTTTTTTCGTTTACGTTTCTATTTCTCTAGATATAATCATTAAGTCTGATGGATATGGAAATTTTGGTTTTACTTGTATCCACCAACATGAAATAGCAATATAGAGAGAGGACGAGACTTAGTGAAGAAGAAAGAAATCTTATTTTCAAATGGATTATCAATTCAAATGACATTTGAAGAGGTGAGGGAAAGATTTTTGCCGATGGTCTATAAGACTATGAAACAAGCTAATTCAAAGTTCATGTTTAATCAAGTTGAAGAGGAAGATTTTCAGCAAGAGTTGGAGCTTGAATTATGGAGGGCCTACGAAGCGTATGATTCAGACACAGGATACTGTTTCACAACATATCTGTACCCGAAGTTAAGAAAAGGGGTAAGAAATGCTACATATTCCCGTTATGCTCAAAAGAATCAAAGCAATGGAGTCTTTTCAATATCTTCACCAATAGGTGATGACGATCTCAAGATAGAAGATATGCTCGCTGCCAACGACACATCTTTTGATAACATTGCCACTAACGAACTTCTTTCAATCATTTTGAAAAACGTCAAAGAAGACGAAATGGACTTACTTAAAATTATTATTGACGTAAAAAATAATCCTGTTAATGCTTATGCTAAAAAGCATGGTTTGACTCGTCAGGCTGCCAACCAGAGAGTCATAAAGCTTAAGAAAAAATTACGTTCTGTTATCGCCAAAGAATACCTTGAGATCGCTTAACATAAAAAGATCTTATTCAAAGTCTTACCTTGCTGCCAACAAGGTAGGGCTTTTTATTTTGCTTTAATTATTATAACATAACACGAAGTGGTAATAAATAGCATTTCTTCGATAATTTATAATTTTTGTAAGAACTTACCACAGAACCAAAGTGATTCTGCTTAAAGCTCACTAATTATCTTTATTTATTATTATATATAACACAAACGAATAGGACACAAACATCCGAAAATCGTTAAATTAATGTTATTTCCTCGTAAAATTTTTAAAACGAAGTTTAGAAACATTACCAACTTTTCGAATTTTTACAATATCCTACAAATGGACCAAATCCTATTCAAAGTCCATTATAAGTTAAGGGAAATAAAAATAAAAGGGTTTTCTTTAAATTAGTCAAGAATTAAAAAAAATATTTTTTCTGTTCATTTTTTCATTTTGCGATTAGATAATAATTTATTTAAGAGTTTATTTAAAAAATTATTTACGTATGAATAACTTTCCATTATAATTGAAATGAGTTCCAACTAAAGAAAACTAAGGAGATGCTTTAACTTGACACTAACTACTGTAATTGATATTGGGAATTTTAGTACGAAGTACGCTTATAAGGACAAAAAACAAATTAAGGTCGGCAGTTTCCCTTCTATTCTCCATAGCTACAAGCCTTTAGAAGATTACGAGGGAATGGAAAGAGTAGAGTACAACGGCCTTGATTATTATGTTGGAGAAACCGTTAAGAACTTCTATTTCGGCCGTGAAGAACAAATGTATTTCGGCAATACAAGAAAAGGCCATATGGAAGGTCAAATTCGATTAGTATATGCTCTCTATACAATCTTTAAAGAGACTGGAAAGAAAGAATTTAACTTAATTCTAACTTGCCCATATGAAAGTATGGTTACAGATAAAAAATATTTCGTTCAACATTTTGAAGGAGAAAGAGAAGTTATCGTTGAAGGAAAGTCATTCAAATTCACTGTACATAATATCGTGATGGCTGCAGAGGGATTAGGAGCCCTAAACTTCTCAGATTCATTAAACTGCGTCATTGTAGATGCTGGTTCTAAGACATTAAACGTCCTTTATTTAATCAATGGGTCTATAAGTAAAATGGATAGCCATACTATTAATGGTGGGACGATCGACAATTCAATAATGGATTTGGCGAAGACTTTTGCTAAGACTTGCAGCAATATCGATTATGACTACCCTATTGTTTGTACAGGTGGTAAAGCAGAAGAAATGAAAGAATGCTTAGAGAATGTTGGATATTCCACTGTAAGTTCTGCCGAACTGGGTGAGGATAAACCATCTTACTACGTTAATTCAGTTGGATTGCTTCTAAAATACGGTAGGAAGTTTGAGGAGATGTTTGCGTGAGTCGCGAAGATAACTTCATGTATCAGATCAATTGGAATAAGAAGAAGTACCCTGAAATTTGTAAAGCTCTTGAGGACGCTAAGAACCGAACCGGAGGGATTGCTTGGTATTTAAGAGAATTGATTCAGAAAGACCTTGAAGAAAAACGAGGAGGGGTTGTTCGTTCAACTCCGGTATATGAAACAGTTGATCAAGAAGTCCAAAACGATCCTCCAAAGCCTTCTAAAGCAAAAATTGAAACAATTGAGTTACCAGATGATTCAGGAGGGTTCTTATGAAAATTGAAATTAAAGAAAAAGACTTACTCGAGATTCAAGATCTCATTATGAGGTCTTATAGTTTTATAAAGGATGGTCCTGTTCCGGAACTTGAAAAAGAGTTGTATGAGACAGTTCACAAGATAGATAGGATAATTAGGAACGAAGAATAAAGACAGCCAAAAGGCTGTCTTTATTAAATTTTTACCTAAATTCCGTATTTTTTATGTACAGAACTTCCAATATATGGTATAATTAATAATGTAAGAGAGATAAATAACAAATCAACTACTAAGAAAGAGGGAATTAACCATGAAAAAACTTACTATCGAATTGCTTAAAGAAGAAACTCTAAAAGCTATTGAGATGGCTAAAGAAGATTTTGGAGTTGAAATTGATCCTTCTTCTATTGATTATGAAAGCATGTTAGAAAATATTAAGTATGATTTTTCTGAAGAAGAAATCAAGAATAAACCTGTAGCATGTGCTAGCAAAGAAGCATTCCGTAAAGTTTCAATCTTAATCTAATAAGTTTTTAATTAAGGGTTCAGCTATTAAGCTGGACCTTTTTTGGTCTTTTCATTTACGTTCTCTATTGTACGGATATAATTACAAAGTTAAATCTTACAATGGAGGACTTTATCTATGGATATAACTTTTAATACTGGTTTAATGGGTTCTGGAAAGTCTAAAAAGTTAATAGATGATTACTTAATTGATCCTAAAGAAAAAGTTGCCCTTTCAGTTAGTTTAACCGAAGATACTTTTTCAAGAGGAAAAATTGAAAGTAGAGATGGACGCAGCCTAAGATCAATTAACTTAAACAAGGATCAATTCAAACAAAATATTTCTTTATTAGAAATCATTATATTCATGACAAATACCCAAACAATTTATATTGATGAATCTCAATTTCTTCCTAAAGAAACCGTTGAAGAATTTGTTTCATTATCAGAAAGCTACCACGTACCTATTCATTTTTATGGTCTTGATCTAACCTTCACAGGAGAGTTATTTGACTCATCTAGTCACCTTTTAACCATCCTACCCTCCGAAAACATAAACCGAATCTCAAGAGGTTGCGAAGCTTCTAAGTGCTCTAAGATAGCTCAGTATAATGCTCGAATTGTTGATGGAAAAGTCTCTCGATCTGGAGAAACATTTGTAGAAGAAAAGAGTTATTATCTTGCGTTATGTTCTGATCACTATTACAATGATGAAAAAATTATTTAATTTTTTATTGAAAAAGTGGGCTTTTTCGCTCACTTTTTATTTATTTTCTTACATAAAATGTTATAATAAATATAGAGAGATTAATAAGCTTTACTCTGTGGGGGATAAAATGAAAATCAAAATAAGAAGAAATGCTGCTGACATTTATAGAAATGAAAACACTGATCTGTCAGGAGTATACATTGGAGATCCTGTTTGGGAAGATAGACTTCAGAAAATTTCAGGGAAAACTCTAGAAGTTGATACAGAAACCTTATTCAAGTATGAATTCAATACTAAACCGATTAAAGGGGTCTCTAGAGAAGGAATTAGAATTCCGGAAGAATATGTAGAAGAAGTTATTGATGATGTTAGAAAAGGAAAAGCCTACTGTGAGCTTTGCAATCAAACCTCTAATAG